ACTTTACAGATCACGGAACTTTAGCACTTACTGAAAAAGTATTAGAACCAAAGAACCTACAAATAAATCTTGACCTTTGCAAGAAAACTCTCTTAACTTCTTGGGAAGCCCTAGAAATGAGAGCAGGAGCAGGGGCTATGCCACCAGTATCTTTCGAAGATTATGTTATCTCTTATATGGGAGAAATTATTGCACAAGCAACTGAAAACTCTATATGGGGTGGAACTGCTGCAACAAACGGAGAATTTGAAGGTTTTAACTCAGCAGCAGGTCTTTTATTACCTGGACAAGATGCAACAGTAATACAATCAGCAGCTTCAGGAGCTTATACAGCAGGGAATATTATTGCTAACTTACAGACTTTAACTGCTGATATGGCAGCTAATGTTTCAGCAATATTAAGAAAAGAAGACTTACATATTTATATGAATCCTAAGACTTATGCTTTCTATATTTCAGCAGTATCTACTTTAGGATATGTAAACGCTTACAATATGAACGGAGACTATGAGCCAGTATTTGAAGGTTATAAAATAGCAGTATGTCCAGGGATGGTAGACAACCAAGTTGTTGCTGCTGAAAAGTCTAATCTTTTCTTTGGAACTGACTTATTATCAGACGCTACAAGAATCCAATTAATGGATATGAGTTTATTGGATGGTTCAGATAACGTAAGAGTTGTAGCACGTTACTCAGGAGCAGTTCAGTCAGGAGTTGGAGCTGATATTGTTAGACAATCGTAATAAAACAAAGAAGGAGGGTGTCAAAGCCCTCCAACTTTTTAACTTTTAAAAATAAAATAATATGGCTTGTACGGCATTAACGAAAGGTAGGGGGCTAGATTGTAATAGAATCTCAGGGGGAGTTAAGTTTATATACTTTGGGGTTTTAGACCAATTTACTGCACCTATTGAAACAGTAGGTTTGGTACAGTCGGCAGGGGAAATAACTGACATTGAGATGGCTTCTAATGTTCTTTACAGATATACTATGCCATTAGGTGTAGCTTCTGTTACGGACACTATCGTAGGTAGCCGTGAAAATGGTACAATTTATTACACTCCAACGGCACAAGTTCTATATAATAGAATCTCAAAAGAAGACCAAAATCAAATTAAATTATTAGGAGCAACTAAGGTTGTAATATTTGCTCAGTTAAATCAACAATTAGCAAACGGACACGACATCATTTTAGCTATGGGGGTTGTAAATGGAATGGAGCTTAATGCAGGTACTATTGATAGCGGTGCAAGCTGGGGAGACAAAAATGGTTACACTCTCACATTCGATGGAATGGAGGCACAACCAATGGCAGTAGTAGCTGACTATACAACAACTCCTTTTGATAATTCAGCATTTAATTTTGGTGCAGGTAACCCTGTTACTTCATAATCTAATTAGTAGTTTTCAAATATACTTGATGAGAGGGCTTTTATGCCCTCTTTTCTTTTATACCAAATAAAAAAGACTCTTTTCTATTATATAGTATATGATACAAGCAATAACTGAAACTGACCTAACAACCTTTGTGCAAACAGAGGACAATAGAATAGATACATCAGTTGATTCAAGTATGATTAGATTCTTAGTAAAGTTTACTAATGATATGGATAAGTCAATACAGTATGCTTATTCGCAAGGGTTAAATGTTTACAATAGGTACACAGAGATGTTATTTCCTTATAACGCAACTCCTGACGTGTATGAAGGTAAAGTAAACTTCTTACCATCAGGATATTGGAAATACGAAGTATATGAAGTTAGTTGGACTGGAGCAGTAGCAATAAGCTCAGGTAATGCACCAGTAAATGAAAATGATGTTTTACCAGTAGGACCTACCCACGGAGTAGTTCAGGGGTTAGTAACAAAAGGAAAAATGTATGTAGCAGACAAAGATGGAACTGCACAAGTACAATACACACAAAGACAAGAACCGACAGGAACAAATTATATATATTACGGACAATAAATAAAAAAAAATGGCAATAGAAAACGTACAACAACTTTTAACAGAACAATTAGGAAAAAACAGATGTGATGTAATTACAACAACTGCAATGACAGGGAAAAATTATTATGCAATCCAATTTCCAGTAACATCAGTAATAGCTTCAATAGCTGCATCTAATGTTCAAACTGGAACAGGAAGCGCAATATCAAACCTACATACAACAATACCAGCAGGTAGTACAATCTTTTTAAATGTTACTGCCATTACACTTACAAGTGGTATTGCTTTATGTTATTATGATGATGTAATATAATGTTAGCACTTAAACTAGGAAACTCATTAGTTAGTAGTGAAAACACTTCAAGCAGTGTGTACGCTATCAGTTTAGATGGAACAGACGAATATGCTTCAGCAGATAGTGTTACTAGCGATTTAAGCACTGCTACTGGTACTTATTCTGTTTGGGTTAAAGTTAAAAGTCATTCAGCTAATGGTTTTATGATGCAATCTAGGAATGATACAAGCAATCAAATATCAATGTTTTACCACGATGTCAGTGGTGAAGTAAGATTTATATATAGAGGTGGGGGTACATCTACTATTGTTGCAATAACTAATAATATCGAGAATGATGGAAATTGGCATCATATAGCAGCGACTTGGAACACTTCATCTAATAGGTTAGTCATTTATCTTGACGGGGTTTTAAAAGCTTCAAGCTCTACTACATTAGGTACATTTTCAGGTTCACCTTCTTTGTTTGACATAGGTCAGAATACAGCAGACGCTGGTTTTTTAAATGGAGGTGTAAGTAATGCTGCTGTATTTAATAGAGAAGTTCCTATAACAGATTTATGGGTAGAAAATCAACCACCTTTAGACTTATCAGGGTTATCAGGATTGGTTGGTTACTGGAAATTTAATGAAGGGGCAGGGAGCACTGCTTTTGATAGCTCAGGAGAGGGTAACAACGCTACATTATTTAATTCACCTGCTTGGACAACTGATACTCCTTAAAAATAAAAAAATGAAATATTTACTTATATTAGCAGAAGAAATAAATAATATTGATTTTAGTCAGGTTTTAGAAACATCACAAGACACTGTAAGATATTCAATAGATAAAAGTCAATTTCTTATAAAGTTTAAAGGAGAAACACCTAGCTTTTTAGAAGGCAAAGAAACTTATACTTATAATGAAATTAAAGAAATATTAAATAGTCCTAGTTGGACAGAAGAAGACTCAATATGAAAGACAATTCAATAATATCAGTAAACTTAGAAACTGCTACTGCACCAATTATACAAGAGGTAAGGGGTAGGGATTACATAGAGTACGGCACAGATGACTGGAGGAACTTATATCCTCAATTCCTTATAGACCTTTACTATAATTCTAGCACACACGCTGCCATTATAAATGCAACTGCTGAAATGATAGCAGGAGAAGATTTAATAGCTTCAGATGATGATATAAATTTAGAAGCTTATGTAAAACTAAAGAAGTTTTTAAGACACGCAAACTCCAAAGAGTCATTACATCAAGTAATAAAAAAAGTAGCTTTTGATTTTAAGCTTCAGGGCGCTTACGCTTTACATATCGTATGGAATAGAGAAAAAACAGAAATTGCAGAGCTTTACCACGTACCAGTAGAAAGAGTAAGGGCAGGTAGACCAAACGAAATGGGGCAAGTTGATACTTATTTTATTAGCGCTGATTGGTCAAATACTAGAACTAATAAACCTTATCCAATAGCAGCTTTTAATGTTAATGATAGAACTTCACCTAGTCAGTTGCTTTATACAGGCTCTTACAGTCCTAATATGGACATATACCACACTCCTGACTACTTAGCAGCTTGTAACTGGTGTCTTGTGGATCAACGTGTTGCAGAGTTCCATCTCAACAATATAGAGAATGGATTTAGTGGCTCATATTTTATTTCCTTCGCAAATGGAGTACCTACCGCTGAAGAACGTAGACAAATAGAACAGAGCTTAGCTGATAAATTTGTTGGAGCTAAAAACTCAGGAAAGTTTATTTTGACATTCTCAGATGATAAAACTAGAACACCTGAAATAACACCAATAAGTGTATCTGATGCAGACAAACAGTATTTAGCACTCCAAGAACTATTAGTTCAAAACATCCTCACAGGTCATAGGGTGACTTCTAAGACACTTATGGGTATAGATAGTAGTAATGGCTTTTCAAGCAATACAGATGAGCTTATAAACGCTTCAAATTTCTATTTAAATACCGTAATACGACCATTCCAATTAAATATCCTAGATACTTTACAGACAATATTCTCAGTAAATAATATGGATTTAGACGTAGAGTTTGTACAGTTAAAACCAATAACAGTACAATTTGACTCTAAGACTATTAGAGAGGTAATGACACAAGATGAAATTAGAGAAGATATTGGATTAGCACCACTTGATGAAGATGAAGCAACTGTTGAGCAAGATGTAAAACTTTCTAAAGTAGGAATGATAGATGGGCAACCTGTATTTAGCACGATAGAAGAAGCAGAAGAACACGCTAAGACAAAGGGTTGTGAGGG